TTCCATGAAGTCATTCAGAGAGAATGTCTTACCTGCGTAGGTCTTGCCGTTGCGGTCTTTCTTCCATGCCTCTACCAAATCCTTCATTTCGTCCTCTTCCTGTTTGGTGGCAATCATCGACTTCTTGCCTCTCTTATCCTTGTTAGAGCTATAATCTACGGTAGGCTGGTCAATAATCATCAAGTCTATCTGTACTGACGTGTAACCGAAACGCCATCCGTATTCCATGATGCCCATAAAGGGGATAAACAGGAATGGGAGTTTCTCTGCTACGGAGTGATTGCCTCCCCATGTTGTGCGACTTGGCCACGCTCGTGTCGAGCTGTCGTCATCATCGTGTCCATTGCCTCTATCATCAATACGGTAATCAGACCTAATGCGTCTGATCGCTCCTTGATTTTTTTTTTACTGGTTAGAATGACTTCCATCTGGAATGCTGAGCAACGTTCGCGCTTCACATACCAAATCCAACGCCAGTATATCCAATAACCCAACCAGCTTAACAGCCATGTTAGGAAGCCACTCCTACGGTCTAACTTGATTAGCGAGAACCATTTCACAATACGTTTTTCGGCATTCTTTTCTTTCAGCATCAGGTGTGCTATACGGGCCTCGGTGTCTTTGTGTAGCCATCCGATGGTTGTAACACGACCATCAACTTCTATGGTTTCTCTCTCGTTTCTTGTTAGGTCGCTTAGTAGCTCCTGTACGTCTATCTCTGGTTGCTTTACTTCTGTCATTTATGGGGAATTTTTATTTTATCGGGAAATCCAAAAAGAAGGTAACTGATTGGTTTTCAACAAGTTCTTATTTTCTCCTATTTGGTTTCTTCTTTTTTCTGCCACTTTTTGAAAGAAAAGAGTGGCGAAGCGGAATGCCCGCCCGCCACTCGGTTTCTCTCTCTTGAAGGGCTTGGTTAAGCCTTCTTCTTCAAGAAGATGATGTCGGGGTTCGTGCCGTCGCTCTCGATGGAACCATTGAAGTCAACAGCAAGCACACCCTTTGCGTCTTGGTCAAGCACAAGACTTGCAAACAGGGCTGTGTTGTTGATGACCATGATGCGGTCCTTGGAGCTGTTCACGATAAGCCAAGTACCCTGCACCTTCTTGTTCTTGAGGATAAGGGCAAGACCCTCGTAGTCCACGTTGTCAACCTTACCAGTGATTTCGCTAACAGCGTCCTCGCCAAAGGCCAGCTTGAGGATGTCCTCAGAGTAAGAAGGAACACGGAAGCTGTAATCTATCTCACCCGGCTCACTGTCGGTAATCCAGGCACCAGCAAGGCCGATAACCTTGTATTTCTCGACATCGGCTTCGCCCTGCTCGAAGTTCAGGGAGTCAACCTTACAGGGAACGTCCAGCTCAGGGGTTACGGTGAAAGTCTTCTCACCGGATTCCTGGTCAGTTATGATTTCCAGTATACCACTCTGATAGAGCAATGAGCTGGGACCACTGAACTTGTCTGCTAATTGAGATTTTGTCTTCATATCAGTAAACTTTAAAAGTGAATAAATAATTTATACCATCGTTGTCATCTTTGCTTGTATGCGCGTATAGTGGTAGCCGTGTCCGTCGCTTGATGCAGGAATAACCGTACGAGGAAAGTCTATCTTGAACTGGTTGGGTACGATGATTGGAAACTTTTCCATCAACGCCTTTCTCAGTCGTTTCATTGCAGGCTGGTTGAACTCCTTCGGGTTGCTTCGGGTTTTCCTGTCAGCAACATATATCTCAAAGACAACGGTCATGTCAAACCACCAGTCATCAGCCTCACCAAGAGTCTTGTTGACGGCAGAGTATGGCAGGGAAACGACGATAAACTCTTTCAGTGTCTCGTCAGCGGCATTGGGACGCTCCTGTAGGAACGTCTTTTCGCACACCGTCTGCGCTTCCTTATCCATTGTCTCAAGTATATCCTCTGGAGTAATCATAGTCATGCAAACTTGAACTCTTTAATCGTACCGTTCTTACTCTCAATCCTGTCGGCGAGACTCAGTAACACCTTGTCACCACCAAGCAGTTTTGAATATTCCACAACAGTTACTATCCTGTAGGCCAGCGAGGGCTTGTTCTTACTTACCCTCGGTGCATTGCTTTGCAGCCATCGTACAACTTCATCTTCGGCCCAGATGGAATGCTTACCAGCAGATGCAGTAAACCATCTTTCTTGTACGCCTCCGTCATAGCGTTTTTTGCCTTTTGCGAACTTTTCTCCCTTAATAAGAGTCATCCGCATTGGACTCGCACCTTCTATGTCGTTGGTTGTAGCACAGGCAACGAGCACACCGTCACGATAAACGGCAATACCCCATCCGTTGATGTAGTTACCCGTCATGTCTGACTTTCCAAGCTCAGCCATCTTTTCGCGGACAAAAGAGTGAATGTCATCTGCTGCAGCAGGCAATGAAGCCACCATCCTGCGCTCTGCTGCATCGTAGCACCTTTTACGCAGATTGTCAAAAACATGACTTATGCCAGCTCTTCTGTAGTTTGCCATCACTCTATCCGTTATTCAGATTTCGGCTCATTTCTCCATAGATCACACTACGGTTGTTGTCCGGCTCGAAGTCTTTGACTTCCCATTCCTCGGTGATATTACCTTTTACCGCTATAAGAACATCACCCGACATTGGTACCAAGCCATCCCATTCGTCAAAACGGACGGGAATACTGGCTTTGCGCTTGTTGCTGTCAACTTTAGCGTCTCCCGTTGTCGTGGTGTCTGTATAGCTGCGGCCTATACCCTCATAGACGATTTGCTCTGCAAGCTTTCCTTCGGAGTACCTGTCTGGCACTTCTCGCCTCACTATCTTGATAGTGTGAGGGTATCGCGGATTACTGACCTTAACTTTCCTCATAGTGATACTTCATGTGGAAGTGGGATGCCTGCCTCATTGTAGTCACAGGGCTGAATCCCAAAGCTGCTTACTGTCACCTCTACAGAGTCATCGTAGTCGAACTCTTCATCATACTTGTCATAGATGGTCTTGGCATAAGCCAGCATACGGTCTTTGTCTTCATCCGTCAACTGATAGCCGCCATCGGAATGGCTCCAACCGTTGTCGGAGTCAGAAGTGGAGTTGACCTTTGTCGGACCCATGCAAATCCAAACATACATGTCAGCCTTAAGCAGCTCTTTCGTGCGCTTAGGCTCAAGATTTTCTTCCTCAGACACGACATCGGTAGCATCTTCTGTGGGTTTCGGAAATAGCTCGTCAAAAGTTTTGTCGGGGTCTATTCCTCTTTCGTCACAGATACACTCTGCTGTCTCGTCAGATATTTGGAAGTTGACACAGCCAAAAACATAGTCTCTGACCGTTCTTTCCTTCTTCTCTCCACTCTCATTATCCATACAGGCAAATATTAGAGAAGGTGTTGGTAGGCTGATGTCAGCCTACCTTCACCTATTTAATTTTGTGTGCGCACGTAGTAGTCAGTACCTTCAACAACCTCGGTGTCGGTTGACAGAACGAAGCCGCTGTCAGTCTGAACGTACCAGCCCTCCTGAACAGGATTCTTACCCTCAGTATCAGTTACCTTGGTGTAGGTGTAGGTAGGCTCTACGGGAGCCTCACCCATGATATTCAGGTAGTAGAACCAGCGAGTGAGGTTAGGAACACAAACGGTCTGAGACTCAGACTTAACCTTGATGGTCATCTTCTCGCCGTTGCGAACCTCGCGAATCATCGTACGGCCACCGTCGTAGTATGCCGTGCGAGTGCTGCCATCGTCGATAGCTACGAGCTTACCGCTCTGAACAGTACCGATTTCTCCGTTAGGAACGTAAACAAGCACACCCTCGCGGAAGGCCTGAATGTTGTGGTACTGTGCCTTGTGGGTCTTCGGATTGATAAACTCAATGGGACCAACCTTGTCAACAACCTCGATACGACCAATCTGCTCCTGGATAAAGTTCCAGATGGTTTCCTTGGGAACGGTGTTCGACCAAGAAATGCGGAGAGCATCTTTGGTGATGTCGGGACGGTTGACGGTAGCGAACATCTCACGGAAGAATGGCATAGCAATGAGGTCGTTCTTGGTCTTCTTGGAGCACTCCCAGTGACCCTCTGGAGCAAAATCGTCCTCTTCGGCATCCTCAACAATCTTCTGACAGACGTTGATAGGATTGATGCCCTTGCCAATGTCGCTCACCTGAACAACATTGTTGTTGTTGTCCTTATAGAACCAAGTACTTGTGTGCTTGTTCTTAGCAGGAACACCAAAGTCAAGCTCGAAAGGCAGACCGTAGGGGTTGTTAATGCCGTCGATGACCAGCTTACCCTCGTTACCTACAATCTGATGACGCTGGAACTGAACGGTGTTGAAGTTACCACCAATCAGAGAGTCAACAGAGGTAAAGAACAGGTTCATCACTGCGTCAACAATATCGGAGCGCATGCCACCAAGCATGTCAACAAGAGCCATCTTCTCACGAATCTTCTTACGGTCAAGGTACACCTCGTGCTTGAAGATGTTAATCTCACCAGTCTTGAGGGTGGCACCGTCAACGCTCTTAGAAGGACCGTCAGAATCGTAGTCCACGTAGGCAGCCATCGTGTAAGGACGGATGACAGCCTCAATCTGCTCGTAGGTAGGATTCAGCTTGATGTCCGGATCCAAGGGGAAGCCCATATTGGCATATGTCTTCTCGGCATTCCACTTCTCGGCAAACATATCGTTAAGATACATCTGCAGCGAAGCGCGTCCACCTTCGACATAACCCAAGGAGGCTAAGCCCTGAGCAATAAAATCGTAAAATTGTGCGTCGCGTATCATATCAAAATACCTTTTGAGAGTTAATTACTCGATGCCGTATGCCTCGCGAGCGTCTTTGCGCAAGCGGACGAACTCAATGTTCGGCAGCTGTGCCTCGACACTGGCAGGAACATCAGTGGCATCACCCCAGCACTTACCCGATGTGACAATAGCTGTGGATGCGTAGAACGTACCCTCAACAATCTTGATGTCATGACGGGTCATGCCATTCACAGTCTTTAGCTTGGCAGCACCAGCGTCAGCCTTGATAACTTCGCAATAATCGCTTTCGTTGTCAAAGTGGACCATGGAGCCAGCAGGGATAACATCACCTGCCTTAAAGCCCTGCTTTGCCAAATCAATCTTTCGACCGATATGGATTTGCTTGTCAACGTCAATCCAGCACTCAACGTTACCGCCACCAATGGAATGGCTCTGCTGAGTCATGGTATTGTCCGTTCCTCTGTTGTAATAGCCCATAACTGAAATGTTAATGAATAATGTTACCTGAAAAATCTTTTTACCCTAAAGAACTATTTCTTGTCTTCGGGTTTGGGGAGCTTGCCGCGAGCACGCATCTTGGCTTTGAAGGCCTCACGCTTCGCGAGAGCTTCCTTGTCTGGTCCGTCGGTACGATGCTCCTGACCCTTGCGGGGACGCTCGAACTTGATGCCAGCATCCTTCAACTCCTGATAGTAGGCTTCCTCTGCATCCTTTGCCAGCTTGGCAATGTCGTGAGTCTGACCATCTTCCAGCTTCGGGAGCTTAATCTTGGCAATAGTAGCGTTGACGAAATACGAGTTAGGGGTGATTTTCCCTTCCTTTAACGTCTCATTAAGCTTGTTGCGGACCTGGGCGATAACAGCATCATTTGCCGCTTTCTCGTCCTTTTCTTTGAGAGACTTTTTCAGACCTTCAACCTCTTCCTTCAAGGCTTTGATTTTCGGGTCATCTTCATCCTCTTCTTCGACCTTGGTGGTCTTCTTCGGAGGAGTCTGCACGGGATGCTTTTTCTTCCAGTCGTTAATCTGGGTACCTGCCTCTTTCGCAACGTTTCCGTTCATACGAATCAGACGGTTGGCAATCCGTTTGCAGAATGCTTCGTCAGCCTGGCTGTCTTCGGTGATTCCTTCAAGAGCTTCGTCCAACTCTGCGTTAATAGTCTCTTCGCTGAGCACTGTGATGCGTGATTCGCCATACTGTGCTTCTACTAATGGTCTGAGTGATTCTCTATCCATGGTTTTAAAGTTTAAAATTGATGATTTCAATCGTTATCCTTTGTTGCGGAAGCGGGACTCGAACCACGCGACCTCTACGTTATGAGCGTAGCGAGCTACCAACTGCTCTATTCCGCGATATTTTGCATAAATATACTAATTTTCTGCAAAAATATACTAATTTTCTGCAAAAATATGAATAAAAATTGTATATAACAAATATTTTTGCGTATTTTTGCAGAAAATTATGAAGAATTATTCAATTTCGGGGTAGATGGAAAAGTTTTCAGGACTTAAAATGCCCGATGGTGAGCCGATTCTGACTCAAGAGTACATCAATACCCTCCAGCAGCAGGCGATTGCAAAGAAACTCAAAAATGCAATCGTGCCACAGGCTGGAGGGCAAGAAAACATGCTCGCTACCAATGTGGATATACTGATTTGTGGTGGTTCACGTGGTGGAAGTAAAAGTTTTTCGGGATTGATGGAAGCACAAAAAGATATATTAAACCCCGATTTTCATGCAGCCGTATTCAGAAACAACAAGAAAGCCATGGAAAAACTGATACGTGACTCACGTAAACTATTTTCACAATTTGGCACTTATAACAAGTCTCAGTCTGATATGACTTGGAACTTCTCTGCAGGCGGCACTCTCGGCTTCTACTACCATGATGACAGCTATGAGGATTTCAAAGAACGCTTCCAAGGTCAGGAGTACGCCTACATCTTCATAGACGAGATAACACACATCGAATATAACAAGTTCAAATACCTCACGACGTGTAATCGTAATGCCTATGGCATTCGCAACCGCTTTTGGGGTACTTGCAACCCTGACCCTCGCTCATGGGTACGTCAGTTCATTGACTGGTGGATTGACAAAGACGGGTATATCGACCCGGAACGTGACGGAAAGGTACGTTACTGCTTCATGAAGGGTGACCGCATCAATCAGATTGTCTGGGGTGATACTCGCGAAGAGGTGTATCTCAAGTGCAAGGATGAAATTGATGAAGTATGGAATCCAAAGTTTGACGAATACGGCATGACGAAGGAACAGATGGTAATGTCGGTGGCTTTCGTACGTGCTGACCTGTCACAGAATCCTATGCTTCTTCTCTCTGACCCAACGTATCTTGCACGTCTGGCACAGCAGGACAAAGGACAGGTGTTACGAGACCTTAAAGCCAACTGGAATGCTTCTGAGGCTGGTGATGACATGATTTCCTATGACGAGCTTGAATCTGTGTTCGCCAATGCTTACCAGTATGGTGATGGCATCAGACGATGCACGGCTGATATTGCGCTTGAAGGTGGTGATAATCTTGTCATGTATCTGTGGATAGGATGGCATGTCGCTGACTTCTGTTGCGTCAACGTAAATTCCAAGACGGCTGTTTCTGTCATTCAGCATAAGTTGAAGGAATGGGGAGTGTTGGAAGAGAATTTCTGCTATGACCTGCAGGGTGTAGGACAGCTCGTAAAGGGATTCTTCCCCGAAGCCTTACCTTTCAACAACCAGGCAGCTCCTATTGCTGACGAGGATGATGACTATGACGATGGAGTGAAGTATCTTTACAAAGACCTTAAATCGCAATGTGCATATCTCACCTACCGCAAGCTCAAGGAGCTGAACATATCTTTCGACGCAAGCCTGCTTGACAGGAAGGTGTCTGGTAATGGCTACGAGGATATTATGCTTCGTGATGTGTTACAGAAGGAGCGTATGTCATTGCGTCGTGATCCAGATACAAAGGACAAGGGTTTCTGTCTGATGCCAAAGAAAAAATCGAAGGTAATAGTAGGACACTCGCCTGACTGGTGGGAGTCTCTGTATTTCCGAGCGTACTTTGACATTGCAGAACCCGTACAGATGGAAGTAGAAAACTCATGGATGCTGGGGGCAGACATGGAAATGAATTTTGATATGGAGTTTAATTAAAACAGGATAACAATATGGCAAAGAGATTTGATTTCAAGGAAGTTCTCGTTCGCAAGCCTATCTACAAAGTCTTACCAAGCGAAACGAATTTAAAGTTTGAGACCTATCAGGGTAGCGACATGTCGGAACCTGATGACCCTCTAAAGCTACAGGTATATACGCAGTCACAGATGTTACGTGAATACTACCCGTCGGCTCACAATATCAACAATCCTGTTCTATATCCCGATGTGTGGAAGGAAATGCCAGTACCGGGAAAGCCGAATCAAAAGAGGTATTTCCGTCAGCCAATCACTCGTACCGCTCTGGCTTTCCAGCGCGTCATCAAAATCAAGCGTAATACGCATGTGTGTGGTAACGATATGCAGTTTGAGTTGGCATCCAAGAGTCGTGACGAAAAGAAAACGCTCCAAGACACGCTGTCGTTGCTGGACTTCAAGGAAGGCTGGCTGACAATGGGAATGGAAGAGCGTTTCTATGAGGCTGTTGACTCTATCAACACCGTTGCTGATGCTGCCGTGGTTGGCTTCTTTGATGAAAACGGCGAGCCTCAGACGCGCACATTCTCCTTCATCAACGGCGATAAGCTCTATCCGCACTACGACCCCATCACGGGACGCATGAGACTCTTTGCCCGTAAGTATTACGACCTTGATGAAGACGGAAAGCATACCACTGAATGGGTAGAGGTGTGGGATGATGAATACCTGTATCGCTTCAAGCGTGACGTGAAGAGTATTTCTGCTGCCATTCTTGACATCTTCGGACTCAACGGATTCAAGCAGGTTGGCGAACCTCAGAAGCACGGATTCCCATTCATTCCTGTTGCCTATCATGTCAATCCCGAAGGTCCTGCATGGGCTTTCTCGCAGGACACTATTGAGAAATACGAAGAGGCTATGTCGTATTTCTTCGAGAATAACAAGGCATACGCTTTCCCGATATTCTATGCTAAGGGCAAGGGCGTGAAGCTCAGCGGCAACATGAATGGTGCTGTCAAGGCGGTGGCCATCAGTGACCCCAAGGGTGAAGCTGGATTCCTCAAGCAGGAGGATGTCTCAAACTCTTACAACACACTCCTTATCAAGCTCTACGACCTTATCTATGAGCAGTCGTTTGCCGTCAAGCCACCTGAATTGAAGTCTGGCGACCTGCCAGGAGTAGCCGTTAAGCTATTGTTCTCTCCTGCCATCGAGCAAGCTATTGGTGATGCTGAACATCTGCAGCCGTTCGTGGAACAGCTGGTACGTATCGTCAAGTATGCTTGGGGATATAAGCTCAACCATCCGGCTACACTCATGGCTCTGCCTATCAAGTCGTGGATTGAGCCATACATTCATCAGAATGATAGCGAGCTGATGACAAACCTCGCCACTGGCGTACAGCAGGGATTCATTTCCAAGCAGACAGCATCAGAGCGTGCTTCTAAGTACACGAAGAATGATGAAATGGATCGTCTGCTGAAAGAGTATAAGCAGAAGCAGGAACTCGACCTTCTCTATGAAATCAAGAAGAAGAAGGCTGAGGTAGAGGCTGAGATTGAAAAGCTCAAGCAGACATCGAAGATTCAAGCCAAGCAGGGTAATGTCCGCACTGGTAACGGACGTATTCGTACCACTGACGAGAACGGTAACCACGAAGGAGAGAATAATTGGGAAGCATGGGACAAAACACATTAAGACATGGACGTAACAGTATCATCAAAGACTAACAAGCTCGCTCGCTCATTGGGCCTTACTCCTGAGCAGATGGCTTTCGCTGACCTCATAACGCAAGGATGGCCAGAGGAAGATGCGTATGCCGTGGCTATCCGTACTGGCATGGCAACATGGAACCGTGCAGCTATCAAGGATGAAGTGGCAAAGATTCTTTCTTCTGCTGCCGTACAGAAGCGTATCGCTGCCAACAAAGAGGTACTTCGAGAGTCGCAGGTGAAGAAGATTCAGAAGGATATGAAGGAGAATGCCGACGAGCTTCTTGAACTGGCTACCAATAAGGAGAAAAAGCTGATAGAACTGCAGACTATTCTTAAAGGACTAAAGCCTGGCTCCACGGAGTACAACAAGGTCAATGACCAGATTATCAATATATCACGAATGAAGCAGAATGAGGTAAAGACGGATGACAAGACCATCCACTACTACCTGCCTGTCTCCTACCCTACTGGCTGTCATGACTGTCTGTATTCTCGATGCAACGAATGTCGGTATAAGCGAGAATGCGAAGAAAGAAAGAAAACCGAGGAATAATAACACTTCTTATAAAGCCAACGTTAAAACTTTTGATTTTGTATCATGCGAAGAGAGAGAAGGGGAGCCAATTGTGAAAGCAGCTCCCCTTTGTTGTGTCTATTGCCGTGTTACGACAATCATTCGTCAAAATGCTCACAAGCTCTGTCGCTAAGTAGGACACAAAACTTTCCGTCTTTATACCAAGGGCATCTTCCCATGGTTGGCTTGCGTCCGTGAACACTCAGCGTATGGTGTGAGGTCTCTGGAGTGCAGTTCTTACATTCGCCACACTTCCTACCTACCCATTTCTTAGGTTGCTCATGGTTTGGACGTGGATTTGGTTTCCTGTAAACTGCCATATTCAGCAATCAGAAGTGCATCAGCATTCTTTAATGTTACTTTCGTTTTTGGGAAAAGTTGTTGTGCCTTACCCTTCAAGCGACGCTTATGAGCTTCGTAACCCTCGCCCTTCTTAGCTTTCACACTAAGTGCAGTTTGCCACTTTGACGGCAACACGTCTATACAGCGTATCTTATGGCATGTGACAGCCATCTGGACGTAGCCATAAAACTGACCAAAGGTGAAGGTGCTGGCAACACCCTGCTTGGGCATGGAGTGTACTATCTCAATGTATGCACACTGAGAATCGCTATGACGCTCCACAAAATCGCTGATGTCGGCAAGGGTCTCTGGCATGGCCGTAACATCTATGACTTCATGGGTGTCTGAATTGATGACTGCAAGACCGCCACCCTTTCCGGGGTCTATTCCTAATATCTTCATAATAGCTTCTTTCTTAACTCCTTGACATGTTCGGTAATCGTAGTCAGACGGTCTGTAGTCAGACTGTCATTGCAGACAGGGATAAAGTTTGGCAACTCTACCTTGGGGTTCTCAATGGCACAGCAAAGCTGATCCAAATAGTCCGTGACCATTACATGGTCCTCGATAATCTCTATGACATCCTTACTGCTCTCCATCGGACACCTCCTTTGACATTTCTACAAGCTTTGCCTTGGCTTCTTCATCAGCCTTTACCTCTTCGAGAATCTTGTCATCCTCTGCCTTCTCTTCGGCAGTCTCAGCAGCACCAGCAAATGCTTTCTGACGCTCAATGAGGGCTTTCAGGGCATTGGCCTTGTCCTCGTAATACTTCTGGTCACCAGTGGTACATACATCAGTCATCCACATGCCAAAGACATGAAGAATGTCTGCAACACTGTTCTGAGAAAGCGTCTCACCATTCTCTTGGGCTTCGATAGCTACAGGGATGCAGTAGTCAAGCCAACGGAATACCTGTGTGTTGAAGCAGAACGTCAGGGCAAAGATACCACTGATGGCTTCTACCTTGATGTAAGGGATTCCGGCACGTGAAAGCTGCTTCTTCAATCCAGCAGGCACGTTTTCGTCGGCACGAAGACCTTTGAGCTGGCTCTTACTCAGCGATTTCGTGAACTTGAGAACTTTATAGTTCCCGATTTTGATTTCCTTACCAAACGGCAAAGAGGGTCTTTCTTTCTTTTCTTCCATGTTAATCGTCTTCTTTTATGAATGTTCCTTTTTCTTCTATGTAATCTACTTGAAGGTTGGCATCGTTGATGACAAACCTCTCTTTCAGACGCTCAGCATTACAGCCATAGACAATATAGCTGTTGCCGTCCTGGGAGCGTTTCTTGCCAAAGCCAAGCTTACTCATGGTATGCCCGAACTTCTGACCAGTAACAGGCTCTACGTCGTTATCCTTGCAGAAACGATTGAGGCTTTCAATCATTTCCGATGAAGGAATAAGGGTGTACTCTTCATGTACTGCATGGGCCTCCTTGCGCATCTGATAGCTGTTGACCCAAGCCAACACAGGATTCATCTGCAGCTGTGCCAACAATATCTGCCTACGGTTGCCCTCACTCGATGGGAATACGAACTTCCTACGTTTCAACTCTCTGCTGCCTCGCAATATCCAGTTGAAGATGCCGGGGTACTCTGCAACTAACTCACGGCTCAAAGCAGGATTCTGCTTTTCCTTCGGAATGGTAATCTCGAAGCTGATGAACTGCAAGCGTCTGATAAAGCCAAGGCTTTGGTCATCGGAATACGGCAACTCATTGAGGTTGAAGATAAGGAAGGGGATATTGTAGTTCTCACGAACGTCCTCACCAAGCTTCCTGTCCGTAACACTCTCACCAGACACGATGCGCTTGAATACTCCAGTGCGCTTTCTGCCAAAGGTACGCTGGTCTGAGTCTGATGACCAGTTGAAGATGGCATCACGCAACAGCCTACGCGCACGCATACCTTCATCACCCGTTGCAGTAAGATCGTCGTAGTCGAGTCCGCTGATACGCTCCTTGCCAAAGATACCTATCGCAGTATCGTAGATGGTGCTCTTGCCATTGGCTCCTGCACCAAGGAGTATCAGACACAACTCTATCTTTGCGGCATTCTTGCCCTCGTAGGGATTGTACACCGTACCACGTTCCATCAGCCCAAGACCCAAGAACATCTGTAGTATCAGACGGCTGTTCTTATCGGGCAACACCTCATGCAAGAAGTTGTTCCACTTATTACACTTGGCATTCTCCCTATATTCGTAAGGGTGGTAGTAGGTCACATGATACTCAGGACTGAAAGGAAACAGCCTGTACTCGCGCAAATCCAACACACCATTCTTGAAAGCTATCAGGTCCGGCCTTGGGATAAGCTGGTTGTAATAGCGGATGATGTCGATGAAGTATTTCTTGCAGACGGTCTTCTCACCAATCATCGGAACTATCCTCAGATGCTCCAAAAGAAGGTCGTAGGCGGTCACTATCAGCTCTTCGCGGATGGTGACATATATCTTGCCGTCAAAGAGGTAGAAACTGCCATCGTAATACTTGATAGCGGCTTCCTTGGCCATCTTCCTTATCTTCTCGATGAAGTCCAGCTTCTTCTCTTGGTAGGCCTCGGAAATCCTGTAGCCCCAGCTACCTTTGAACTTCTCGAAATTATAGTCACCGCCAGAGCATAGCTGCAAGAGACTCGCAAATATCTGATTGATAACTGTACTATCTGTCATTTCTCTATCATTTCGTATGGAAGGGGAGAATGGTGAAATCACAAGTTGAAAACCCTTGCCCAGAAACCACGACTCTGCAAATCCAAAACCTGCTGTCTGTACTGATCATTGAACTTGCTCAGTTCAATGTTGGCCTTCTTCTGACGCTCCAGTTCTTCCTCCATCAGAGTGTTTGACTGCTGCAAAGTTCTGTTTTCAGAAGTTAGCTTGTTTATCTGCTCAAGACCAGCCTTTACTTTAATTTCAAGCCCATCTGCGACAGCTTTTAACCTGCCAGCCTCCTTTGAGAAATGAATATGGAGTTTACGCTCATTCTCAAGACCAGCCTCCAACTCCCTCACCTGAGTAAGAGTAGGACGAACACGCTTCTTCACCACCTTATAAGGCTGAGGACCGTCGGCCTTCCAGTCAATCTTTGCATTGACAAGATTCTCAACAGAAACATTCTCGGCAAAACTAATCCGAAGATTCGCCTTGTCAAAGCACAGACCGTTAGCCTTCAAAGCATTAAAGAACAGCTTCTTCTCTTTCGCCGTAGCATGACGCGCATAACGCATATCAGT